CGTGTCTCGGGTTCTCTAAGGGTGCGCTTTGCCATCACACGCGGCCCCCGTCGACTGCCGGTGAATCCGCTCAAGACTTTAACGGTCTCGAAAGCTGCCAATCCACTGCTGCCATACGCACTGTCACCGAACACGGAATATCCTTCGACAATGCTCACGTCCTTATCAAGAAGCTCGTTCAATCGGAGACCATACTTATCCCCGCTTCTTACGAAATCGACGAACTCTGCAAATGCGGGATGTCGCTTACAATTTTCAAGCTTGGCAATTGTATTCAACGTCCAGAAGTCCGAAACGCTTAACCCTGTAGCTTCGGGATTTGTACCTCGTTCGGCAAACAAGATACGACCTAACATACGACTCGTAGACATCACAGCCTTCCAACCATCAGATTCAACAAAATGGCGTTGAAGGTAGGAACAGTATTGGCTGTCGTTATTGGACTTATCGGCATTAAGTACCAATCCGTAGTAGGCGAATGACTCCTCCATTGTCTCGGTTTCCAATTGTACGTTAGTTAGGTATAGCCCATCATCTCCATTTTGGCGTATGGAGTGCTGTTTCACATCCTGGGCCGCCATCGCACGACGTGCGATCACACGTAGAACCATTGTCTCCATCAGGTTCGTGTAGACTATTCCACTGGGTACTCCGTGAACGCCACTCCACAGTCCATCCGGCGTGAGGATCTCACCCTCTGTATAATACCGGTACACCTGCTCTAGGTAGAAAGCAGGCAATTCGACGATTTCGGATAGCAAGTACAGTCCAAGTAAGACCAATGTTGGCTCAAACGTGGCATCCAGCTGCCTGAGATCCAGACTGAATTTAAATTTCCATTTCGGCAGATCACGTTGAAGGGCCTGTTCTAACTTGTCAATACCTAAGAGGTGTTCGAAACCCTCTAGTGTACTAAAACTATCCAAGACAGGGTAGAGAACTGGCAGTCCACTAAAGGTATCAGAATGGTCTGCGCCCCAAACTGGCCTTTGCTTTGCTTTCTTCCGATCAGGCCCGCCCGGTTGTACGCGCTTGAACATAATGAAAGGAAACAAAGTTGCTTCCCGCCCGGAAAGAAGTAACTCCGCTCGCCTAATGTAACCAGCGACGTTTGCAGACGTCCAGTTGCTAGTTGCTTCGGGGAAACCGAGGTTCGTGTTCTTCCTTGCACGGTCAAAACCCTGCTCGACTGTGAGTGGTCGGAGCTTTGCGTTTAAACGAAGTCGTTGACGATAGTATGACAGCTCTTCATCCACGAACTGACGAAGTTCCGGATACTTCCTCTCCCACGCAAGCAGATCGAAGTCTACTCTCTCGTGAACAAAGTATGCTTCTAAGCCCTCTCTCCACTCTGAGAACTTCCTATTGTAATAGGGGCCTACTTTTAGTGCTTCGGCATCCTCAAGAAATTGAAAAGCGGTGACACCCATGCGCTTGCGCCATGCAGCAAGTACGTCCATCCAATTCTGATCATTGAATAGGGGTGTTCTATATCCATCAGATTCGTCATCGCGAATGCGTCTCAGTATGGCCATAGCCCGGTCGAAACCTGTCAAGCCGGACAATTTGGCTGGAGACGTGACCTTTAGAGCCATAGGT